TTTTGCCTAACGAAATCCCGGAATATGTTCCACCTGTGGCAATGGTTACGCAGAAGGGAGAAACGGAATGAAGCTAGATATTAAGGGAATAATTACGAATAATGATGACGTAGAGATTTACCGACAGGGTCTTGGGTATGCTGCTACATCTCCATCTGACATTTTAGCTAACTTACCTACTGATGGTTCTGATTTAGAAATCGGAATTAATTCAGGAGGCGGAGAAGTTGATGCAGCAAATGAAATTTATACAGCATTGCGCAATTATCCCGGCAAAGTCATTACACAAATCGAAAGCTCTGCATACAGCGCGGCTTCGATTATCGCAATGGCAGGTGATAAGGTTCAAATTTCGCCAGTTGCCCAGTTAATGATACACAATGCGTCAACCTATGCCGGTGGTAACCATAATGACTTGGATAAAACCTCTAATGCACTAAAATCTACTGATAAGGCCATCGCTAAGGCATATTCAGTTAAAACAGGTCGTCCAGTTGAAGAGTTTCTTGCTTTAATGGATAAAGAGACATGGATTAACGCTGACGATGCATTAGAGCTTGGATTGGTCGATGAGGTAATGACTTTTGAAAAAGAGCCAGTCACTAATTCTTTTAGCAATGTACTACCCCGAAAAGTAATCAACCATATTAAAGATTTGGTTGATGAGAATAAAAAACTAAAAAATAACGCAACTGATAGTCAACCAAGTGAACACGACAAACTCGTGCAAGCTAAGTTGGCTATTTTACGTAAATAAGGAGAAAAATATGACTAAAGAACAACTACAAGCGGCCTTCCGTGACGCTAGCACTAAGGCATCTGATTTGAATGCTAAATTGAACAACATGGTTCAAGATGATTCTGCTTCAGTAGAAGATATCAAGAAGGCTCAAGATGAATTAACTGATGCTAAGACACGACGTGACATTTTGAATTCACAACTAAAGAGTTTTGAAGATGCTGAACCAGAGCCTAAAGGATACGGTGAAAAGACTAATATTTTGGACAATAAAGCTGCTGAACTTGCTGCAAAAAAGCAAGGTATCAACGACTTCATCCATTCTCGCGGTGCAAAAATTTCTGATGCAGTTTCTTCACAGGTAACATCGTCAGAAGTTGGTGTTTTGATTCCAGAAGAAATTATTTATGATCCATCTGCCGAGGTTAACTCAGTTGTTGACTTATCAAATTTGGTTAACAAAACACCGGTTACTACTCCAAGTGGTAAGTATCCTATTTTGCAACGTGCTACTGATCGTTTCAATTCTGTCGCTGAACTGGCAGAAAATCCCAAGTTAGCAGAACCAACTTTCAAGGAAATAGACTGGTCAGTTACCACGTATCGTGGTGCAATTCCACTTTCAGAAGAGTCAATTGCTGACACACAAGTTGATTTGACAGCATTGGTTGGCCAATCAATCGGTGAAAAGAAGGTTAACACTTATAACGCCTTGATTGCGCCAGTTTTGCAATCATTTACTGCTAAAGCAACTACTAGCGATACATTAGCCGACCAAATCAAGCACATTTTGAATGTTGATTTAGATCCAGCTTATGCACGTGTTATTATCGCTAGCCAATCATTCTACAATGCCGTTGATACATTGAAAGATAAGAACGGACGTTACTTACTCCAAGAATCAACTGCATCATTAGCGCAAACTTCTGGAAAGACGTTGCTAGGAGTACCAGTTTATGTAATTGGGGATGATTTGTTCGGCAATGCTGGTGATCAAAAAGCATTTATCGGCGACATAAAGCGTGGCGTGCTAATGCCTAACCGTCAAGAAATTACTTTGGCTTGGGAAGACAGCAAAATTTATGGCCGTTACTTAGGTGCTGCTTTCCGATTTGGTGTTAAGCAAGCAGATGATAAGGCTGGCTATTTCATCACTAACACAGCGACACCTGCCGGTGGCGATGGTAAATAAGGAGTAATTTATGGCAGATGAAACAAATTCACCTCGTGCTCCTTCAACTGGTATTGAAGTGAGCGACATGCAAGACTATTTAGCTATTGATGGTGATGAGGATGTCCTTAAAAGTTTGATTGAATACGCCGAAGAAGATGCTCGTGGTTCAATTGACAGCTCTATTGATATTGAAGTATATCGAAAGTTGCCGATATTTAATCAAGCAGTTAGAACTCTGGTTGATTTCAACTACTATAATCGTGGTGCCTTGTCAGGACAACAAATCGCTTACCCGAAGTCTTATCAATACATGTTGAATAAAATAAGATGGAAAGTTGGTAAGATTAATGGTTAGCGGAAAACTAAAGCCTAGTAATTTTATAGGCAAGATTGAATTTGGTACAGTAAAATCTATTCAGAATAGAAATACTGGATTGAAAGTACCTACTTTTGTTTCAGTTGGTAAGCCATTGCGTTATGCGCCACGTAGTCGTTCTGTCACACAGTCTGATAGTATCTTTGGAACAGATATACAAGAAACTAAAATAATTGCTGTAAGGCACGTTATGGACGTTACACATAATTTAAAGGTTCGCTTTGTTAAGAGTGGTGCTATTCATGATATCAAGTATGTTTCGTCGGATGAGACTAACACGCCTATATCTTTTGACTACATCACGATTACAAAGGAGCCAGTGGGGCTTGTGAATGGAACTTGATGAAGCATTAGATAGCTGGTTTAAAAATGTTAATAAACTTGTCCCAAGTGTCAATGATAGACAAAAAATTACGCATGTAGGGGCAGAAGTTTTAAAAGCAGAGCTAGTACACGTCACTAAATTGAAACATTATCAAAAAAATAGAGATACGAGTAAAATTGAGCACTTGGCTGATTCTATAGAAATAGGTGACACCAATATTGATTATATTAGGGACGGAACATCTATTGTGGGATTCACAAACAAAGGTATTAATCACGCTCGTATTGCTAGGTTTCTGAATGATGGTACTAAGTTTATGAAAGGCGATCACTTTGTCGATGATACTCGTCGGAACTCAAAGCAGTTAATTTTACAGGCGCAATATGCTGAATATCAACGCTTATTAAAAGGCGGTGACAAATGATATTACCTATATATGAAGTTAGTGACTTAATCGAGTCATTATCATTTGCAAATGCTGTTTTTACAAACGAAATTGATGAAGAATATCTTAAGAATACAGCTGACACCGTTGTTTTAATTACGGAATCGATTAATGATTTAGACAAGCGAGCTAACAATCGATTCAGAAATTTAAGCTATGGCGTTGAAGTACAAATATTTTATGGTACAAACTTTGACAAACCAATTTTAGATGTAGAAATCGCAGTCGCAAGAAAATTAGAAAGCAACGATTGGCACCTAAGTCAATCTAAATCACACATAAATGACCCGAAAACTAATCAAGTGACTAAGGTCTTTTATTTTACAAAAAATTTCTTATTGGAGGAATAATTCATGGCAACACAAGGTATTGTAGGCGCATGGTTCGCCAAAGCTGATCAAAATACAGGTCAAATTATTGCAGGCAGCGATGGACTTGATACAACGGGAGTTTACTTTGCTGATGGACATACAAATGCGTCCGCTGAGGGTTTAACGCAGGTACAGTTTGCTAACTTAACCGGAACGGTAACACCTGGTTATGCAAATAACAAGCAAAAGCGTGCCTCTAAGGGAACGGCTTACCCAACAGCACAAACAACATTCTTAGATTTAGAGTTTAATGCACAACAACAAATGCTAGGAATGGAATCAGATGGTAAGGGCGGTTATACACCGAGCGATGTTTTGAAGCCTGTTTATGCTTTGTTTAAGACGCAAACATTGGATAAGCAGCATGATATTTATTATGCGTTGACTAACTGCCATGTTACTACCGGTAACAAGACTTTAGGAACTAACAATCAAAACGAAGTTGACTCAAATGATGAATTGACATTCAACTCAAAGAGTCCAATCGTTGATGGCATGTTTAAAGGTCAAGCGTATAAGGTTTATTCGACTATTGATCAAAAGTTTAGTTTTGATGACATGATGACGGAAGTATTTCCTGGATACAAAAAGCCTACATCTGCTTCGGGATCAGGAACAACTACTGGGCAATGATTAATGTTAAATCGCCGGATAAATACACAATACAGCAATGGGCGGTTATTATCTAATAACTTGGGCGTAGCCCGTACATAACTAAAAAGGAGCTTTTAAAATGGCGGTTTCAACAGAAAAAATTAAATTAAACAAATTCGGTTTGACAAAAACAGTTCCAGTTAGAATGACAATTGGACAGTTCAATAAAATGAATGAGTTAGGTATTGAACTTTTAGAGCATGATCAAAAAATGCTTGAAAATAGTGAAGGCATGACTACATTGGACTATATGTTAGCAGAGCGCAGAGTTCAAAAATTGATGTTTGATTTTGTGCAAGATACCTTTTCGTTGACAGATGAAGAAATTTTAAAGATTAAAGATAGTGTTGATGCAACACAGTTCAAAGAAGCCTTTTCTTATATATCAGACCGTTTACGAGGCGTCACGGATAAGCAGTATGAAGAAGCTGTCAAAAGAGAGAAAGCGCTACGTGAAAAAGAGGCAAAAGAAGACCCAAAAGAAGGCTCAGTCGAATTAGCCGACTGATATTTGATAAAAAAAACGAACTAGAAGATTTTCATTATTTTAAAAAGCAGTTATTTAAGGAATATGGTATTTTACCAGGAGATTTAGATCATCAAGAATATTTCTCGTTCATGGAAATGCTTAATGCTAAAGAACCTGATAAACGAGCTGCTGATCCGTTGGACGTTGCCCGACAGATGGGATTAGATATACCAAAGGAAGGAGTATAAATGGTTGATAGAATTCAAGCTGAAATGGCGACATCTATTGCCTTAGACGTAGTTAAGGCAACGAGCAGTCTGAGGGGGCTTAGTGATGCTGTTAATTCAGTTAAAAACGCTTGGAAAGCTCAGGAAGCGGCCGCTAAATCTTCCGGTGATTATTTAAAAGCTGCGGAAGAAAGATACGACGGTCTTGGACGTCAAATGGATGTTCAGAAGACCAAAATAAGCGAATTAGAACAGCGACAAAAAGGCTTGGACACCTCTACTAAAGAAGGTGCCGAGTCTTTTTTGAAATACGAAAAGAATATTCAACAAGCTAATCAGCAACTAGCTAGTTTAGAAGCTCAGCAACAACGCGCGAAGTCATCTCTTGAGTATCAAAAAAGTGGTTTAGCACAGCTTCAAACTGAATATAAACAAACAAATGCAGTGTCTGATTCGTACGTCAATCGATTAAAGGCTGAAAATAAAGAGAGACAAGCTAATATAGCTCAGGCCAACGCTCTGAAATCTTCTCTATCTAATCTTTCACAACAATATAATAAGCAGTCAGAAGAACTTAAGCGAGTTGAAGCTGATTCTGGAATCGCTAGCGAAGCATATCGCAAACAGACCGTTAGGGTAAACGATACTGCGACTAACATTGCAAAAATGAAAGATGAGTTTAAAAGTGCCCAAAGAGAAGTTAATTCGGCTAACCCCTACGGATTTGGGCGCTTTTCATCTGGAGCTAATATAGCATATAGAGCTACAACTAAGATGGGCGATGGCATCCATTATGTAACACAGAAAGCTAAAGATTTCGCTGCTGCGGGCGCTTTAGTAACAGTTGGACTTGGTGCTATTGCAACGAAAGGTGTGCAGTCTGCTGCTGAATTAGAAAATTCATTTATCAAGACTTATAATCTGGCAGTTACTGGCGGTGAAAAAGCCGCTGAAGCCCAACGCAACGTCAATCAAATGCAGAAAGACGGCGCAAAACTTTCGGTTGAATACGGTAAGTCACAGTTTGAAATTGCTGAAGGATACCAAGAATTAATTAAACGTGGTTATACAACTACAGCAGCATTAGGGTCTATGCGGTCGGAGTTAGAAGCGTCGGTTGCATCTGGCGATGACTTCAACAATGTTCTGTCGGTTACATCACAAGTCGTTGATGCTTATGGTTTACGTGTTGATGACGCTAACCAAATGATTAAGAATACTAAGGACGTTACTAACCAACTTGCTTATGCTGCTGATATGACAGCTACTGACTTCCAGTCAATGGGTAAGGGTATGGAGTATGTTGCCGACACGGCACACTCTGCTGGAATTGAACTATCTACTACATCTTCAGCAATGGGTATTCTTTCTAACCATGGTCTTGAAGCTGATAAAGCCGGTACAGGTTTACGTAAAGTTATTAACTCTTTGACACAGGCATTGGGCGAACAAGTTAGCGCTCAAGAAAAAAGTGCTGAAGGCCAAGCCAAGATGAACCAAAAAATTGAAGAGCAAAAGCAAAAAGTTCAAGATGCTCAAAATGCGGTTAATAAGGCAACTGAAGCAGAAAAGAACAGCACAAAAGGTAAGAAAAACTTTGCAAAACAGGTTGAGTCTTCTAACAAACAATTAAAAAAGCAACAAGAAAATCTTGATAAGTTAGAAGGTAAGGCACAAGCTGCTTCTGGCGCTCAAGACATGCTATCTAGTTTAGGAATTTCTCGTAATCAGTTAGTTCAATCTAACGGCCAATTAAAGAGTATGTCTGAGATAATGAAGGTTATCAACGATCATACAAAAGGCATAAAAGATGCTGATGTCAAGAATAACATTTTCCACGCCTTGTTTGGAACAACTGGTATGCAAGCAGGTATTATCCTTGCTCAAAATAATGAAGAACTTGACGAGTTAAATAAAAAAGTCCGTAATGCCGCCGATGGTCAAGGTTATGTTCAAAATCTTGCTCAGAAGAACATGGATACAACTAAAGCTAAGTTAGCACAATTGAAATCATCAGCAGAGGTGGTTGTAAATGCATTAGGTGCGTCTTTATTACCATCTGTTTCTGACTTTGCTGTTAAGTTGGCAAGTGCTTTAAATTCCGAAAAGGGACAAAAGCAATTAAAAGAATTATCAAAGATTGCTGGTGAAGTCGGTCGAGACATTGTCAATACAATTCAATTTGTTTGGGGACATCGTTCAGAACTGGTTATATTAGGGGAAACCCTAGCAGGAATATGGGCATTCAAGAAGATTAGTGATGCAATAGGATGGGTCAGGACTGCAATCGGAACTTACCGTGAGCTTAATGGTGTTTTGAAAACCACTAACGAATTAAATGCTTTGGGGATGCTTTCTGGTAAGCAAAGCATCGCTAAGGTAGGGACAAGTGCATTAGGAAGCATTGTATCTACAAGCGGTTCGGCAGGCGCAGCTTCTGCCGAAATTGGAATGCTTTCTAAACTATCAGCAACTTTGATACCAGTTTTAACAAAAGCGCTCCCGTATGTCGGCGTGTTAGCTGGTATTGGACAGGCTGGTTATAATGCGGTCAATGCTTCAAGAGCCAATGATAGTGTTGAAAAAAGAAGTGGACAATCTGGAGCTTTTGGAGCTTCAACTGGAACGCTCATTGGTGCAGGTATTGGTTCCCTAATCGCTCCTGGCATCGGAACAGCTATTGGTGCTGCACTGGGAGGTACTGCAGGTTCTGAAATTGGTAAAAAGTTTGGGAAAGCGTATCAAGAAGGATTTAAAGAATCACACCCCAAAAGCATAAGTGCTTGGCTTGGTGATGATTGGGACGCTGCATATAAAGAATCATCTTCAAAAACAATGAAGACTTTTGCATCAAGCTATAAGTCAGAAATTGACA